CGTGATGGAATATTTTGGTATCCGACAAAATATAATTGTACCAAATGTTTATTGGGGCATAAATGGTTTAGATTATGAATGTGATTTAATTCGTCTAACAAAAAGCAATTATGCAACAGAGATCGAAATTAAGGTTTCAAAATATGATCTTAAAAAAGATAAAGAAAAATTACACAATCACGGTTCAAGTTTGTTTAGATATTTATATTTTGCGGTACCAGCGGAACTAAGTGAATTTGCTCTCTCTGAAATACCAGAAAAAGCTGGGCTACTGTCTGTTGAGAAAAGGAAAAGCCAATATTCGTGGGAAAAACTACCTTTTGTTTATAAGGTAACTGAAATAAAAAAACCAAAAGTAAATAAATTTTCGCGCCGGTGGTCAGATGAGGAACGATGTAAGTTGCTTAGGCTTGGTACAATGAGAATTTTGGGTCTTAAGAAAATGATAGTTAAAAATGAAATAGGTTTATAACAACCGACAAAGAGGCCGCAAAAAGATACTTCGACGAAATTGCAGCTGACCCGTACTCGACCGGGCGGGTCGTGATTGTGACCGACGACTCGTATCAGATTGCAAATCTGTGGACTGACTGGGATAGGCTGTAGGAGCACAGATCATGAGGCGGGCAGAGTTTTTTGGAGGCCCGTGGGACGGAAAGCAGGTCGTCTGGATGTTCTTGCCGCCAGACGTCTACGTTCCGACCGGGCCGCAAATCCCGACGATGGCGGATCCGGCTGACCACGCGCCAGCCGCGGGGCCGAAATGGAAAGCGCACTACTACGTTATCGGCCCGCCAAAATCGGACGGGACGTTTACCTATCAGTATATCGGGCTAAGGAGGCAGCCATGAAAAAGCCACAACCAGAGGACATCACAGCGCTACTTCTCGCACTGAAGAAAGATGCAGAGAATGCGATCGATGCGGCGCAACAGGTAAAGGACAGCTTTAACGAGGCGATTAATTGGGGTGACTTGCACGTGGTCGATGTCCAGGCATGCATCGGCATTGACGGCGTCACAGTGTACCGGGTCGAGATCGAGGAAGTTAGTCCAATGGCTGCTCGGTTCTGGACGTTCATTCTCGGGAAGCTGTCTCAAGCCGGATGGACAGGCGTCGATGTTGAGCTGTCATGGTGACCGCGATGCCTGCCACAGAACAGCGAAACTTTCGCTTGACTTTTGCATCAAAGATGTGTAGAATCGCACGGACGGCTACCGCCAGGCCGTAGTAAAAACCACGGAGGTACAAGTGAAGAAGCATAAGAGAATGAACCCCGCTGCATCGCCTGGGCTTACTCCGTGGGCCTTGGCGGAGGCGATGCCGGGGTTTTTGTTTTTTTTGGAGGTGTCATGACACATGATGAGATTGTAGCGCGCATTTTCGATTTGATGGATAACTACTCGGTAGCTGTGCTTGGATCAGATAACGTCTACAAACTATCGTGGCTCGACCAACAGAAACAAATACTGTGCGACGCACTCATTACAGTCCTGTGGTCGGAGAACTAAGGGACGCTAAAGCACGGAGGCGAGATGCAGTGGTTCAGGTGGTGGCACGACACAGTAAGCGACCCAAAATTCCGCCTTGTCGCGAAAAAAGCCGGGGTATCGGTTGGCGAGGCGATAGCTGTGTGGGCAGCGACGCTTGAGCATGCATCGAAGCAGGAGAAGCGCGGTGATGTTTCGCAGTTCAGTATCGAACTTACATCAGTGATGCTTGATCTCGAGGAAAATCAGGTATCAGCCGTGTTTGCGGCATTCTCGGAGATAGGTCTGATCGCCGAAGGGCGGATCTGCAACTGGGAGAAAAGGCAGCCGCAAAGGGACACGCCTGGTTCGTCACGACAAGCTATGCAGCGAGCTGCGGACACACAACGGACACGTAGCGGACACGCAACGGACACGGTAAGGACACGCAATGGACACGGAATGGACACTCGGCTACAACGAGGGCGTGCCACAGATACAGATACAGATACAGATACAGATACAGATGCAGATGCAGATCAGATAACAGACACAGAACCAGACGCAGACTACGTACTTGCTAATCAGCCTGATTTTGTAGTAGCGGCTAAGACTGGTGCCTCTGTTACTGATAGCTCGGAGCAATCAAAAGATTCCTCCGAGCCAGCCAACGACTTGCTCACCTTCGTCAAACTCCCAACGAACAAATTCGCAAAGACGGGCGAAGAAGTGCCGATCACGGAGACGCAGATAGCGGAGTTTGTCGAGTTGTACCCAGCTGTGGATGTCCGAGAGGAGCTGCGGAAGATGCGCGGTTGGCTGATTGCGAACCCGCGAAAACGAAAAACGAAAACCGGAATGTTGAGATTCGTGAACAGCTGGCTTGCGCGCGAGCAGGACAAGGCGTCCGGACGTGCGGGGGTTTCTGTGCCGCGAGGGCAGCCGACGATGTCCGAGATATACGAGAACCTAAGACGCAACTGGGTTAACAAACATGAGGAGGCTGAAAATGCAGCCTGAAGATCGCGATAGGTTCGCCAGACTTATGTCAGCGCTGGGCAGGACTTATCGAACCGTGCCAGATGACGAACTCATCGAGCTCTATTGGCGCGTGCTCGCCGACGTAGATTATGCAACGGTCGAAGCAAACGCATTTCGCTATCTCAGAAAGCAGCGGTTGAGCGTGTTTCCCACCCCGGCCGAATTACGCAGCGATCCTGACGATGAAAGGCTGGCTTACGATGCCTACGATTACCTGCGTCATCTGTGCCGTGAGTTTTTGTTCCCAGGATTCGTGCAGGCTGGGCTCACAGCGATCGAGCGAAAGCTGCAACAGTCGCACCGCGAGTACTTGAAACCCATGCTCTATTACTGGGGCACGCAACTTGCAAACACGGATGACGACACCTGGATTAAGCGGGAATTCATCAAGGAGTTCCAGACAAAAAAGCTGGCGGAAAATGAAAAGCAGGCGCAGGCACTGATCGCAGCCGATGTCGAGCGACGTAAGCAGCTGCAGGCCGCGTACCTGAAACAGCTGGAGGGACGCGACGATGGACGCAACGGAAACGGCAAGAGCTTGGGCGATGGTCGAGAAGCAGTGGGCCAGGAATCTCGCGGCAATGGCGCCGGGAATGCGTGAGCAGATCCGGGCTGGATTTCTGCGAGAAGTGGCGGGCTGGAGCGAACAGGAGTGGGAGCTGGTTTTTGAGCGCGCGGCAAGAATGCTTAGCGCGCCGTCGCTTGCAGGTTTCCAGAAAATTCGCGATAGGCTCTGGAAAACTGCAAGAGCCAACGCAAAGAAGCGTCTCGTCCTGATCTGGACCGATGACGGCGTCGAGATTCGCGGAGAGGAGGAAGTGATTGAACTGCCTCTTAGTGAGCGACAAGCGGAAGAGCTGTACATTGAGAATGCGAAACACTGGGCCGAGATCGTCGAGATGATGGGAAAGGCGTACGAGGACGGGGATCTCAACGAGACGGCAACCGGCTCGTTCAGATCGCTCGGCGAGACGATGTTCGAGGCCTCGCTGAGGCAGATGGCAACAACATTTGGTTCATCAGCGGCTAAGGAGGCACTGGAGAAACTCGTGAGGTGACGAAATGATCCAGTTCAACAACGAGGCGCGGAAGACGCTGCTCGAAATCGAGGACAAGCTTGACTTGCTTTATATCCGGCTGGTCAATTGGGGCGGCGTTAAGGAATTCGGTGAGAAGGTGCGAGAGATCAGGACTCAAGTTAGAGCGATGCGTGATAGCATACTGCTGGAACCGTACGATGAAAAGAAAAAACGTGACAGGACCGAGGGCAAAAAAGAACCTTTCATTTTCGACTGACCAGTGAAGCACGGGAGGCCGAGATGGCAAAGAACGATCGCGCCCTGCTGGAGGCACCTTGCATCTTCTGCGGTTACAACGGTCCTGGCTACTGGCAAGCAGGGACGCACACGCTGGATTGCCCTTGGCATGGAATCGGCTGTTTGAGCGAGCGTGCTGCGATGCTGCGGCCGGTAATTAAACTGCTGTTTAGCCAGGTCTCGGAAGCTGACAAACTCTGGGTAGCGAGAGAGACCGAACGGCTGTCCTTGGCGTACGATCCCTAACAAAACTGGGAGGCGATCATGACTGGCATGATCACGTTCGTCGCAGGGATGATGTTCGGGGGATTCATTGGCATCGTGACAATGGCGATTCTTGCAGCGGCAGGACATGACAAATCGTTTAGACGCGGATATGTGCTTGGATGGAACGAAGGCAAGCGTGGCATGAAAAGGCGTTACACAATGCCTGACGGCGAGCCGGAAATGTTTCTGAACTGAGCAAGGAGGCGATCATGTTTCTGAAGCTTTACGGTTCGGAAAATGTCGAACCAGTCTACGTCGACCCAGAATCAATCGAGCAGATTGATCTGATGCCGGCCGATAAACCGGACCCAGAGGCAGACGTCTGGTTTGTCGTGCTTCATCTACGTTCACGCAAGCAGCTCACGATCGAGTGCCACGGGGCAGATGTGGCAGAGATGACCGCGAACAGAATAATCGCGGCGACTGGCAGGCGTGTCGAGCCGGTGACTTTGTACAAAAACGGCAAGGTCGCAATTGGACTTGTGGATTACGGCACGGCATGATCGATTTCATCGCGCTCTGCAGGGCGGCTGGGATCCCAGAGCCTGTTGCAGAGTACAGATTCCACACGGTCAGGCGATGGCGAATTGATTTCGCCTGGCCTGATTACAAACTCGCAGTCGAGATTGAGGGCGGCGCCTGGGTCTACGGACGGCATACGCGCCCGCAGGGCTTTATCAGAGACATTGAGAAGTACAACGCGCTTACGCTCGCCGGATGGCACCTACTCCGGTTCACACCCAAGCAAGTGCGCACCGGTGAGGCTGTGAGAACGATCCTGGATTGGTTTCAGATCTGTGGGCTAAAATGACTCGAGAGGTGAGCGATGAGCTTAATTCAAACGCGTCTGCTGCTTGTCGTTATCTCGCTCCAGTTGACAACTCTAAGTCGGCTGGTCATGCGCGGCGAGCCGGGCGCCAGTTTTATACTTGCATTGCTGGCCGTGGCGGTTAGCGTAATTGCCGTGTTACTCAAAGATAGACGGAACAGTGGGGAGCAAACGCAGTAGTAAACTATCGAAAGAGTATGGGCTGGCGAAGAAGTGAGAACGATATTGGACTGGCTAAGTACGAGGCGACGGTCATGAATGCTAACGAAGAGACCGGCTACGTTGAGACGCTGTGCGGATTTAGGCACGAACCATGGTGCCCAGCTGTGGCTGACGACGACTCTGATTACGAGAATTTGTATGATGCTGGTGAATGCACATGTAAGTGGAAGGAATGGAACGAAGCGCACAAAGGTGAGTCAGAAGTGTAGTGCGGGAATATCTTGCCCCGCTGCGGCGTGGTGGGTACCGCTTAGGGCGGAAGTAGGGAGCCGCCCGACCCTCTTCAGAGCAGGTTCAAATCCTGCCAGCGGGGCAGAGACTCACAACTTCTTGACTTTCAGAAACAAATATGCTAACTTGACCGCAAGCAAGGAGGCCGCTATGAGAGCCGCGACACTTGCGCTTGTTGTGCTGTTGCTGTCAGCTATGCCTGCATTCTCCCAGACGGATACGACGGTCGTCGAACAGGGCCAAACCGTCAAAGTCGTGTGGCAAGCGCCGCCCGACACTGATGTCGTTGCCTACCGCATTTTGATCTTCTCGCCCGATTCCGTCGTTGTTTCCTCTGACTCGATTGGCTACTGGATTACTTCCGGGACCGAGGACAGAAGCTTTAGCCCACTCGATGTTTCGCTCGAGCCTGGGCTTTATTTTTTGCAGATGACGGCGATTGATCGCGCCGGGAACGAGAGCAAACCGAGCAACAAAGCCTGGATGCGCGTCATCAACAAAGCGCCAGCTCCGCCGCTGATTCTGTACATTCGCGTGGTGCCGTGATGTGCAGCTCAAAATCCGATGGGACGGACAGGATTGGATCGTACCGCTTGAGTGGGACACGCTACAGTTCGCATTGCATTTTCCGTCGGTCGAGGCCTGGTCAATTGTCTGGGACGGGAAGGAAATCAAGGGCAAGCCAGACATGTCGCGGCTCGACCGATTCCGGCGAGTCGTTGCAATGGCTCTGCTTGCTCTTGACGACGCGCCATCTGACATCGATGAGTTTGTCGGCCTGATTGTTGCAATGGCTATTCGTGCAGAAGGATCGCAGGTTGAGGCTGGCAAGCTGATCGGGATGAGCGAGAGGCAGGTCAGTTACTGGGTGCACGAAAAAGGGGTGCCGGGAATAAAGCAGGTCGGTGATAATCCAACGGTGAACGATGCACAAAAAGGCGTCAAAAACTGCTGCGCGGCGAATAATCGCGGCTGAGCGCAGGCTAAGAGCGCTTGAGCTTAGGAAGCAAGGCTATAGCTACACAGAAATAGGCAAGGCCGTAGGGACGTCGGCACAGCATGCCCACAGAATGGTGGTAAAGGAGCTTGAGCGCATTTCCGCGAAATTATCGGAGAATGCCGATGAACTCCGGGAATTGCAGCTTGAACGTCTACGTGATTTACTGCTTGCGCTCTGGCCTAAAGCTGCGCACGGCAACTTGCAAGTGATCGACAGGGTGCTAAAAATCCTGCAGGAGATCTCAAAGCTTACCGGCATCGCTGCACCAGAGCGCCACGAGCTGACTGGCCCAGGTGGCAGCCAAATTGTCGAGCGCGTTGTTGTGATGATCGGCGGGCGCAAGAACGAAGGCGAAGATGGAGCTTGAAATACGCTATGAGCCGCTACATGAGGACTATGTCAAGTTCATCGAGCACCCGGCTCGCTACAAGGCCATCTTTGCAGAGTTTCGTAGCGGCAAGACGACACTGGCAGGGCTGATGACGCTCAAAGCGGCCTGGGACTACCCGGGGCTGCATGTAGTCGTTGTTCGAAACTACAGAGCTGACTTGTACGACTCGACAATCCCACAATTTCGAAATTTGTACGATTGGGAGGCCTATGGCGGCGAGTTTGTCTACACTCATCGGGTGCTGAAGTTGCAGAATGGCTCAATTATTGCATTCAGGGCTTTGGATCGTCCAGCGGATGTCAAGAAACTGAAGAATATCGAAATAGGCTGGTTTTGGGTCGATCAGGCTGAGGAGGTCGATGAAAGTATCTGGCAAATGCTCGAGGGTAGGCTGAGCCAAAAAGGCATGCCGAATGCTGGAATCGCAACCGGCAACCCAGAAGGTAAGAACTGGGTCTATTACAAGTTCTTTGCCAACCCGCTTAACGTGCGAAAAGGCGTGTTCAAAGGCGTCGAACGTGAGTACGGCTTGTACACCGGGCAGTCTGAGGACTATCTTGGACTCTGGCCTGCTCCGTTTCTGAACGAGCCGAACTTGCCGCCGGGCTACTACGATCGTCTCATTGCCTCGAACCCGAAGCCCTGGGTGGACAAGTACGTGTTTGGGAAGTGGAGCGGGTACGAGGGACTCGTCTACTCGGCGTTCAGGCAAGACAACATCGTGGAGGAAGGTGACTACTTCGATCCACCTGAGCACTGGGCGCTGATCGAGGCGATGGATTACGGCATGGCTAACCCGACGGTCTGGCTCTGGCTGTGGCACGATCCAGAGACAGACATCATCTGGGTCACAGACGAGTACTACGTTGCGGGAGAGACTCCCGGCTACCACGCGCCCAACGTTCTTGCCCTCCGCTCCAAGCTCGCGCGGCAGCCGATGGCTACCGTCGGCTGTCCGCGTGTCTTTCAGCGTGAGCGAGATGGGGCAACGCCAGCAGACGAGTATTCGCAACGTTATGGCATCCACATCCAGCCGATGCACGCCAGTTTAGAGGCACGCTGGGCGCGTGTGGCGGCAAGGTTCGAGCAAAAAAAGCTGATGGTGTTCAGGCGTTGCACGAATCTAATTCGCGAGCTCGAAAGCCTGCGCTGGGACAACATGAAGACGGCCAGCAATCACGCCGTTGAGGCGCTCGAGCGCGGTGTCATGAAAATCGAACAGAGCAAAGCTGCTCTTGTGACGGTCATCTGACGGAGAGAACAGGGAACGTGGCAAGGCTTGCGCAGAGTATTCGCCGTTTCGTCTGGAAGCTTCTCGACCCTGGGGTTGTGATTGCGGCTCTGGGGGACAGAGCCTATTCGGGGGGCATTTCGCGTGGACTTGATCAAACTGAGTATCTGAAGAGCTATCGCGGCTGGGTCTACGCTTGTGTTTCGCTGATCGCCAAGAACGTCGCGAAGATGCCGCTTCGCGTCTATGGCACGGTCAAGGGAGCGGCAACGGAGCTGGAAGATCATCCACTCGCGGCACTGCTGGACACGATCAACCCAATTCACAGCCGATTCGAGTTCTGGGAGCTAACCGTAACGTGGCTTGAGCTCTTGGGCAATGCTTACTGGTACGTAGTGCGAAATGCGATGGGCGTCCCTGTTGAGCTCTGGCCGGTGCCGCCCGATAGGATGCTTGTCATCCCTGGCAAGCAGAAATTGATCGATGGCTACCTGTATCGCTACCAAGGCCACAGCGTTAGCTTCGATGCTGACGAAATCGTTCATCTGCGCTACGTGAATCCTCGCTCGCTCTACTACGGGGCTGGCCCGCTGCAGGCTGCGGCTTACGAGTACGACACCGAGCTGTACCTGAAGAAGTATCGCGTGCACTTGTTCGAGAACGACGGGACGCCTCGCGGCGTGCTCTACACGGACCAGCTACTTGACGAGGCAACCATCGAGAGAATGCGCGCCGCCTGGTCGAAGGCCTACGGCGGTGTTGACAATCGTGGCAAGGTCGCGGTGCTGCAGGCTGGCGTCAAATACCAGCAAATCCAGCTTGGGCCAGCTGAGCTCGACTTTCTCAAGTCGTCGCGTGCGACCCGGGATGACATCCTCGGTATTTTCGGCGTCCCCGCTTCCAAGCTCGGCCTCGTCGAAGACGTGAACAGGGCCAATGCCGAGGCAAACAACTACACGTTCCAGAACGAAGTCATTCTCCCGCGTCTGCGCTTGATCGAAGAGAAGTTGAACAAAGAGCTTGCGGCATTCTATTCCGATGGCGTTTGGGTCGAGTTCGATTCTCCCGTTCCCGAGGACCGCGAGTTCCGGCTGAAGGAGCGCGAGACAAACATCAAGACCGGCTACACGAGCATAAACGAGGAGCGCGAGCGCGACGGGCTGCCTCCGGCGAGCTGGGGCGAATTGCCTTACTTGCCGTTTAACCTGATGCAGGTCGGGTCAAGCAGAGACCAAGCCCAGGGCAAGTCGGTCGGCAAGCGCAAGGCCAAGATTACGCTCCCCGACGACGTCAAGGAGCGCCACTGGGCCAAATTTCTCTCTGTGCATTCGCCTGCTTCGCGCGGGTTGGAGAAAGACGTGGCTAAAGTATTTGGTGAAGAGCGTCAGATCATTCTTGCCAACCTGAGCCGGGCAATGCGGGCAGCGAAGGCTGACACGGCGATCGTTGATTTTGTGCTGTTCGGGTACGAGGAAGAACGCCAGAAGCTCGAGGCCGTGCTGTCGAAGCACTACAGCGGTCTACTTGAGAAAGCGGTCAAGCTGGCACTGGAGCAAGTTGCGGCAGGCGACTTCGAATACGATTTCCTGAACCCACGCGTGACAGGTTTTCTAAAGCAAAAAGCATTCAAAATTAGCGGAGAGCAGACACAGGAGACTCTTGATCTGCTGCGCGATGAGTTGATTGAGGGACTTGAAGCGAATGAAAGCCTTGAGCAACTTGCAGATCGCGTGATGAAGGTTTTCGATTTCAGTGAGCGCTACCGTGCACGACGAATTGCCTGGACTGAGACGACATCGGTGACGAACTGGGGAATCGAGGACGCCTGGCGACAGACGGGGCTTGTTAAAAAGAAGATGTGGCTGACTGCACGAGACGAGAAAGTGCGCGAAAGCCATCAAGCCCTGGATGGTGAAGTGGTGGAAATGGACTCTGGGTTCACAACGAGCGACGGGACAGTTCTGCGTCGCCCCGGTGATCCAGATGGACCGCCAGGCGAAGTTATTAACTGCAGGTGTACGATCCTGCCAGTGATGGAGGAATGACCAATGTCCTTTTACGATCCTGCTGAGATGGTTGAAGGGCTCAAGCGGGTTGGTTTCGCAGAGGACGTGAAGGAGGTCGATCAGAACGAGCGCACGGTTGTTGCCTACGCCTCGACAAAAACGATTGACAGTTACGACGAGGTGCTGATCCCCGACGGGGCAGACCTGACGCGTTTTCAAAAGAACCCGGTCGTGCCCTGGGCGCACGATTACCACATCCCGCCCGTGGCAAAGGCCCTCTGGATCAAAAACGATGGCAAGGGGTTGCTCTTCAAGGCTAAGTTCGCCTCGACTGCCTTTGCGTCGGATGTCTGGAAGCTGTACAGCGAGGGCTATCTGCGAGCCTTCAGCGTAGGCTACGACGAGCAGGCTGTGATTCGGAAAGATGATGGCGAGACGTACAAGGAAGCCCTAACCCAATTCGAAATCGACGGCGAGCCGCGTGCGATCGTGACGAAGTGGCGCCTCTGGGAGGTCTCGGCGGTGCCACTGCCAGCGAATGAGGACGCCTTGGTTGCTGCCATCAAATCCGGCACGGTGAAATCGAAAAGCCTGATCGAGTACTTCAAGCAGGCGAACGTTATTCAGATCGTTCTTGACGAGAGCAAAGGTGTCACACCTTATGCTGATCTCCCGACTGCTCCTGAAGACCGTACCTGGGACGCCGCCGCTGCTCGCGCGAGGGTGGCGAAGTGGGCCAGCTCAGACGGCAGCGGCGACAAAGACACGATCGACTGGGCCAAATACCGCAAGGCATTTTTCTGGTACGACTCGAGTGCGCCGGACAATTTCGGCAGCTACAAGCTCCCGTTCGCCGACGTGGTTGATGGCAAGCTGATGGCGGTTTGGCGTGGGGTGGCGGCATCTATGGCGGCCCTGCTTGGTGCTCGCGGCGGCGTTGACATCCCGGAGAAAGACCGCAAGCCGGTGTACAATCACATCGTGAAGTATTACAAGAAGTTCGACAAAGAGCCGCCGGACTTCAAGGAGCTGGACAGCAACCTTGACATCGTTGCAGCGCTGCAGGGACTCGATGCGAGGATGGAGGAACTTGCCGCTGCGGTGAACGAAATGCAGCTCAAGACGGCCGATTTGTGGGACGAGATCGTGGCACAGCGGATGCAGAAGCAGACGGAAGAGATCGAGAAACAGGCCGCGATCGATTTGCGCGAGGCTCAGAAGCTGATCGAGGAGCGCTTGCCTGAACTGATGCGCAGCGTGATGGCGCAGATGATTCGCCAGAACAATTGACAATTCGCCGTGGGGACACCAGCTTCGGCGGAGGTGTTAGCGGCATGACTGTAATGAATCTTGGGACATGAAAACGAGGCTCTGGAGGGAGCAATGGAACAGCTGACGATGGAGCAGTTCGATGAGCTGCTCACGAATGCAGTGAAGAAAGCGATGGAAGGCATGACTGCCGTCGACCGCAAGTTCGGTGTTTTCCCGACGGACGAGGACGGCGATCAGCAAGGGCTGACGAAAGAGGAGCGTGCCGTTAAGTTCCTCAAGTCCGTGTGGTTCGGCAAGGCCGAGGATGCGCTGAAGCTGTCGCAGCGCTCCCTGACCGAGGGCACCGACACGGCGGGCGGCTACCTGGTCCCGGAGGAGTTCCAGGCTGAGGTACTGCGCCTGATTCCCGAATACGGCATCGCCAGGAAGGTCTGTCGTGTGGTCCCCATGACCCGCGACAAACAGAACTGGCCCAAGGCTGGTTCCACTGGCGTGACGGCCTACTGGGTGAATGAGGCCGCGGCTATCACGGAGAGCTCGCCCACGTTCGGCCAGGTCCAGCTGGACTCGAAAAAGCTCGCCGGTCTCGCAGCTCTGTCGAACGAGCTGGTTGCCGATGCGAACGTGGATGTGCTGAACTATCTGTATCAGCTCTTTGCCGAGCAGTTCGCGTACCAGGAAGACTACCAGTGGCTGCGCGGCACGGGATCCCCGATCACGGGCGTGATTGGTTCGTCCGGCGTCAATACAGTCACGATGGGCGCTGGCGAGACCAATTTCAGCGACATCTCGATTGACGATCTCGTCGATCTGATCGCTGCGATCCCGGCGAGCGCCGAGCAGGGTGCCGCCTTCTTCTTCCACAAGAAGGTACTGGCCGAAATTCGCAAGCTGAAAGACACGAACGGTCAGCCGGTTTTCCAGTCTCCAGCTGGCAACACCCCGGGGACGATCTACGGTTACCCGTACTACACCACGGACGTGATGCCGGGCACCAGCGCTGCTGACACCGCGTTCATCGTCTTTGGTTCTGGCCGCTGGACGCTGTTCGGTGACCGGAAGCAGATCACGGTGGACATCAGCCGTGATGCCACGATCGGTAGCACAAATCTCTACGCTCAGGATATGCAGGCGCTGAGGATGATCGAGCGCATCGACATCGAGATCATCGAGGCCAGTGCCTACGCGATCCTGAAGACGGCTGCTGCTTAAGGATAGGGCCGGACCCCAGGGCATTTGAGTCCGGTTCGCAATAGACGACGCGAGCGATCACAGGGAAGAGAGCAAAGGGGTCTGGGCCCTGGCAGGCCCCGGAGCTCAAGAAACGATCAAGGAGGACGTGATGAAAGTAAAAGTTACACGTGCAATCGTTTACAATGGCATCCGTTATGAGCCTGGCGATGTACTGGAGATGGACGAAAAAGCAGTGCTTGCCTTCGGCAAGAACTATGTGCGGGCCGTTCCCGGTCGCAAGGCCGGTGAGCCGCAGAAAAACAAATAGGTGAGCCATGCTGGCCTCGCTGACTGATCTCAAAGCAAGACTCAAAATTACCGGCACGGACCAGGACTCGTTCCTGACCACACTGCTGACGAACGCCAGCGAGATGTTGAAGTCCTGGATCGGGCGCGAGATTGAAGCGGCCGACTACGACGAGTATTACGACGGCGGCAAGGGCTACATCATCCTGAAGCACTGGCCGGTCAACTCGCTGACTGCACTCAAAGAGGTCTGGGCGTCTGGGGAGGAGACTGATGTCGACTCGACCGATTACGTGCTGTACTCGGAGTCAGGCCTGATTGTGCTGCGCTCCGGTAGCTTTGTCGATCGGCTCCAGGGCGTTCACGTTCAGTACAACGCAGGCTGGTCGACGGTGCCGGAAGAGATTCAGGAGGCCACGCTGCAGCTCGCATCGATGCTGTACAAGCTCGCGGACCAGGGCGAGGGCCGGCTCGGGAAGAATTCGATTTCTGTCCCGTCTGGAGGCACCCTGTCCTACGTTCACCAGCTCCCGGAGGCAACGCTTTCATCGATCCAGCGCTACAGGAGGGTGGCGATCTGATGCCTGCGCGCTACGATGACAAGGATGTCTCGCTGCTTGTGCAGCGGTTGTCGAAAGCGATTCGGCCGAAGCTGATGGAGGCCGTGGCCGATGCCTTCGACCATGTCGGCACGATCTCGCAGGCGCGCTATTGGGTCAAGGGGCCCGGTAGCCAGGAGTACGCGACGCATCCGCGAAAGCTGACAGTGAGGACTGGGCGATTGATTAGGAGCTTGTCGGCTCAGGGCGGCGCGTTCAGGCCAGAGAGGTCTCGCGAGCAGATCAGGAGGATCGACGCGTCGTCCGATGTCGTCATCGGCCAGTTCGGTAGTGCCGTGCCCTACGCTGGCATCCACGAGACCGGCGGCACAATCTCTGCGACGCAGGTAGTGACATCAAGGCAGCGCGCCTTTTTCTGG